AAAGTTGATTTAATGCGAGCATCGATGCGCTCGAAATATTCGTCAGAGCGAGGGTCAACCCCCGAGTTCACTAGTTTTTGATGCAGCCCTAGAGAAAAGCTGGTTAATTCTTCATACCCCGATTGACCAAACCACTGGTTTCTTGCCTGCCAGCGCAGTGTTTTATCGTCGATCTCTTGTCGGGGTGGAGGAGATGACCTGATTTGTACATCATTGTCGTCTTGTTGTAAAGGGGTAGGTTTAAAGTTTTTTGCAGCTTCTACACGCATCTTGGCGTCTGTCATGGCCTCTTGTGCCTCTAACAGAGCATCAGAATCACCTGCTTCATACGCTGCTTTGTACTTACGCTTGGCATCTTCAAGCTCGGCATGGGTAGCCGCCTTGATTGTTTCAGAATAAGTCTGTTCACCCGTGCTTACGTGCTGTTTTAGACGCTTGTTCTCGTCCAAAATGTGCTGTGTGATGCGTTCTAACTCTTGTTTTTCACGGGAGAGGGCTTCTTTGGCGCGGCGCTCGTCATGACGGGCGTGTGTTAGCTCTTTGATGCGCTTTTTAACGCTATCAGAGTATGTATCAAGTTCATCATCTGACGGATCTTCCACATTACGATCCAATGGCTTGCGGCCACGGTCTTCTTGGGGGGTATCGTCAACGATTTCTATCTCAATTTCAGTACTTTCGTTTTCAATTTCTACCAATTTTGAGTTATTTTCGTTAACTTCATCAGGAAATTTATATGCTTCTGGCATTTTGAATCCTTTTAAGCGCGAGTTAAGCCGCGGGGGTCTTGCACAACAGCATCAACTTGGTCGTCGTTGATGAGACGAAACTCTTTGCCAAAGATTTTGAATCTTGTGCCAGAGTAAGTGCGTACTAAAACAAAATCACCTTCCTTGCACCATGCTCCGTTAGGAAACTTGGCGGTGTCGTTGTACGCATCAGGGCCAACTTTCAAAACAAACAACACAGTGGTTGCTGTTTCTTCTTGGCGCATGCTTTCAATTGGCCGGACTAAGTCCAGACTTGTACCATCCACTCGTTCAGAGATGTCGGGCACAGCGCAAAGAATCTTCCAACCTGTGGGGATTGGGAGTTGCGTGGCCTTCTGCTCGTCAGTAGCTTCAGGAGCATCCAGAGGCTGGATGGGTTCAGGCAGTGCAAAAACACCGGGGGATAAATCAATATCACTCATTTGATTCTTCAACTTTCTGTGCAAGGTCAAGAAGATAACGCTCTGCAAGGGCTAGACCCTGAATAATCCCGCAGAGTTTTTGGTACTCTTCAAAAGTACGGCAAGAACCACCAGCCAAGTCGTCGGCGTAGTTGTTCATGTCGGTGCGTATTTTTTCACGTAATACGCGTACGAAGTCTTGGATCATGATTTAGGTTCCGTTTTGGGTTGGTTTCGTGCTTGCAAATCCATTTGAGCTTTATTCTTAGCAATGTCAGCGCCCATCTGAATGCCAGCGCGTTCTTGCTCAAACTGTTGCTTAGATTTACTCTCGTTGATCTGCGCACCCACTTTAAGAGCGTCAAGTTCTAAACGACCGGTAACCTTTTGCTCTTCCAACTCTTGCTTGTCGGTGGCAATGGTTCCGTCCATCAGCAGCTTCTGTTTCTTCAACTCCAACTCACCCTGCTTGATCTGCAACTCTTGCAACTGCATCTGAACCACAGGGTCTTGCGCTTGTTGCTGTGCTTGCATCTGTGCGGCCTTAGCCTGATCTTGCATAAGCACTTGGTTGGCCGCTTGCGCCATCATTGCCGACAAAGCCAACTCCACGTTCGGTGGCAACTTCTCATCTTCAGGCGGCAGTGGCATACCAAGTTGCTGCTCAATCTTCTGACGCATCATGTAACCAACGTGATCTGCCACGTGTGCAGTAAGCGCCGCTTGAATAGCGGGAGCACGGGGGTTCTGACCAATGAACTGTTGAATCAGTGGGTCTTGCAACAGCATCATGTGCACTTGGATATGCGACTGATGGTCTTGGTACATAAACGCTTTAAGCGGTTTGCCTTTGAGTACATTTTGGTTCTCAGACACAGGGTCTGTAGGCTTCTGATCTTCTTCCAGCGGCACTAACTTATCTGCGTTCTTGATGCCCAATACTTCCAACATGCGGCGGTGTAGTTGTGGTAAGTCATAGATGTCTGGCGCCATCTGCGCCATCTGAATTACAGCTTGATACTGCACAACACGTTGACTCATGGTCGCGGCGTTGGGATCAGACACAGGAATCACATCTACGTGGTTGTAGTCAGACTGCTTAGCACGGGGGCCTTTTGAACCTTCTGGCTCATACAAATAATCAGTGTCCGAATAATCACGAATGATGTTTTTGAGTAAACCCAATTCTTGTTTCAGCGCAAAGTGCACACGGGCCTGAACAGCCGTCATCACCTTGAGTTGTCTTTCTAACAGTGCCAGTGTTGTACCGACAGGAGCGTTGCCACTCATGTCAGACACCTTCATATCAGCGGTGGCGGCAAATCTGCGACCTTCTTCCACAATGTTTTGAAGCAATGTGTACAACGTCTGGCTTGGCTCTTTGTATGGTAGGGGCAGAATGTTGTCACGTATCGTGCCAGAGCCTACATCTACATCACGGAACTCTCCGGGTGCGATGGGGGTGTCATCGCCTTTGATGCGCAGGCCACGTGTCTTGAGTCCACCGGGCAAGTTGGCAAGTGTTCCTGCATCGATGAGTTGCCGCATAAGAGAGGTAGCGGATTTAGCAAAGCCTCCGATAAGATGGAAAAGCCCGAAACCGTAAGCTCCAAAACCCGGGATATATTGGTAGTGCACAAAGTGCTGACGCTTAAGTTTAAGTGGGTCATCTTCGTTCCAATTACGGCGAATGGCCAACACATCGTTGGTACCTTTGATGAGTGTTACCACGTACGGCAACATGATACCGGTGGGTTCACCGTCTTCTTCGTCTTCAAAGCCTTTAAGGTCTAGGTCAACGTGGCACTCATACAGTGTGTAACGATCATCGTTGAGGTCACTAAAACCTGTCTCTTTGTCTTTGGCTTTCTGAATATCACTGATGGATTTATCAGGCTCAGATAAATCAATATCACGATAGAACCCAGCTTGTTGTAGCTTAAGAATCTCATTCTTTGTCTTACGCATCACGTGTGTAATGCGGTAGCACGTATCCATCTCTGTGGTGCCATACGGCAAGATGATGTCTTCGGCTGGAATGAAGATTGATACCTGACGTCCCAAATTGGGATCGTAGTACACCTTCTTAAACGCTGAACCTGTGGCTGGCAGTGACCACAACATGCGCTCATGCTCTGGGCGAAACTCAACCATCTTCTCTGTCAACTGATAGTTCATATCATCTTGAACACGAGTGGCCGCTTCTTTCTTTTCAGGTGTCTCTTTACCAATGATCTTGGTGCGCACTGGCCCTTGTGCGGGAAACGTCTCGGTAATTGTCTCAGCTTGAAACCTGACAACCGCTTCTGTAATCATGGGGTGGAATACACCTGACGCACCGTTCCAAGGTTCTGTGCGCTCTTCCATCTGCAAGCCCAACAGCTTTAAGCCTTCTGTGTAGGCTTTCTCCCAATCCTTGCGTGAGGCTTTGTCGTTGTCAATGTCAGAGCACAACTCACTTGCCATAGATTGCAACGCGCTCTCGGTCACTTCATCGGCCAAGTTATCAGAGAAGGTATCATCATCCCCCTCACCGATGCTGATCTCCATGTCACCTATTGCAATGTTAACTTCTTCAGGGTCAACAATCTCAATCTCGATCGCCTCTTCGTTTTGCGCTAACGCGTCAATCCCTGTGGGTTGTTGGTACAGTGCTTTGTCGATGTTAGTAGCCATCTTTGATCCTTAGTAATACGCCGCCCTACGGGGCATAGAGAGAATGTCATCTTTTTCGTCGCTGTCCAAGCTGATGAACCCACCATTCCTGAACCGAGCTAACGCCATACTTGTGCAGTCGACCATGTCATCATGATCGGACGCGGGAAACGCAGCCACCTGCTCTACGACTTCCTCTGCCCAACGCCTTCCCGCAGGATACCAGACCATGCCCGATCTGAAAATATCTGACACTGCATTTAGTCGTGCAACTTTATCACCTGTGCCCCTGTGTGGGGTGAACTCTTGGACAGGAATCCCCATGCGTCTGAACTCTTGGAACAGGGGTGTACCACTGGACTTCTTCTCCACAATAAACGCATCTGGCTCCCAATCTCTGTATTCTTCCATTGCCAAGTCTTTGAGTTCAGCAAACTCCACCCGTTTGTTGATGGCGTTCATCAGGATGATGTGAGGCTTGTCTCCTGTGAGTTTGTGGCTGAACACACCCCATGTAAGCAGTGCTGTAAAGTCAGCGCGGTTGTTCTTCTCTGCTGCCGCGTCAAGTGTCATGATGACAAACTCAAGCTCTGGGGGGTCTTCCTCTTCCCACGGCATCCACCACTCACGTTTGATGATCGCACCTTCTTCGCTGGTGGGTTGTTGCTGATACTGAGCATTCCACTGGAACGCAGGCATTGACGCTTTTGTGCGGTGCAGGGCTTCAAGGTCAAAGAACTCAGGCCACAGCGCCCTTTCCTCTGGCGTTCGTTGAATATGGCAGGGAACTCAAAGAACTCATACTTATCCGCATCGTCGTTGCGGGTCATGTCCTTGGCCATCATGCCAATCAGATCGTTGGGATGCCAGCGCGTATGCACAATCGCCATCCGGCCACCCGGCATCAGACGTGTTCGAGCACCGAAAGTAAACCATTCGTACGCCTTTTGAAACACCTCAAAGTTGCCGTTCAAGATGTCCTGCTCAGAAAACGGATCGTCAACAATCAAGAAATCAGCGCCACGACCTGCCAAGGCTGAGCCAACACCACAGGCAAAGTACTCACCGCCTGAGTTGGTGTTCCACCGACCAGCAGACTTGCTGTCAGCGGCCAACGTCACCGTTGGGAAGATTTCTTTGTACATCTCTTGGTCAACCAAGTTACGCACCTTGCGTCCAAAGTCAACGGCCAAGTCTGTGGTGTGCGACACCATCAACACCTTCTTATCAGGGAAGTTGCCAAGGAACCATGCAGGGAAGTAAACCGACACCAAGAAAGATTTGCCGTGCCGTGGTGGGATTGACACCGCAATCCGGTCTTTGCGGTTAAACGCCATGTCTTCTAATAGAGATGCCAATCTCCTGTGATGCCTGCCAATCTTGTAGTCAGCATTCATCTTCATACAAAACTCTAGCAGGCTGTGCCGTGCAACTTTGGCCGCTTCCCGTTTGGTTAACTCTTCTAGGGTGGCATCAAACGATTCTAAATCTACAGGGTCAAGTTTTGCCAAATCTACGTTTTGTAGATCCTCGATGGTGAACTCAGAAAAATCAATCATCGATGTTTGTGTTAGTGCGTACTAACGTGGGTGTACCCAGCACATCCGCCTTGCTCTCTTGCAGGGTTTTGGGCTTGACCACCACATCCACAATCTGTTCTGTCTTGCTGCGCAGTTCCAGCAGTTTGGAAATCCTGCCTTTGATGGAAGCCTCAAGCTCAAGTGTGGTCTTGTGCTTTATGGTAATTTCACTGCGCTCTATAAATAAGCCAACGTCACCTACCTTGCCTAGCAGTTCAAGTGCGCGGATGCGAATCTTGGGGTCGGGGTGGGTAGTTTCCTCGATCAGCTTGTTGGTCACATAGGTTCTGATCTGCACAGCCGAGTTCACCACCACCTGATCGTACTCGCTCAGTATAGACTTCAAGTGCAACACCGATGCTGTGGTTGTGACTGCATTGGTCTGGGGTGTTACTACATTTGTAACTTCTGCGGTGCTAACTGAATCATGAAAGGCCGAGCGTGCCCGCACCTTATCTTCTTCCGAGGGTTCATCGGGTGCACCGAAGGCTTGCAGGAACTCAGCCGTCTTAAACAGCGCGTCTACCTTGGTATGCAGAGACACCACGTCCTCCCGCTTGCTTGGGATGGGGATCGTCAACTCTGGGATACAGGTCAGCATGGCGCAAAATATAACACACAAACGGCAGGGCGTGTCAAGACACTATCACTAGGGGCCTGTTCTGGAACACGATTTCAAGGATTTTTTGCTATAAAAATTTTTTAGGGGGCGTTTTATTTTGATGGGGGGTGGGTTTCAGGAAAATTAGGCTATGTTTGAGTTGACCACACTGTAGTAGCAGCTACGGAGTCCCGACGTTACAAGGCTTGGTG